ACGGCCAAGAAAGTCACCAATATCCTCGGCGACAGATGGCGTCCGCGCCTGCAATGTTGGGGCAGTTTCTTGCTCAAATTTCTGTCGCGCCGCATCCCATTTTGGGCGCAACTGATTATCAATCTGCTGAAGTGCCGTCAGCTCGGCAGGCCTTATCCCACCCTGTTCATAAAGCGAGTAAAGCTGCCCATATGCGTTCTCAAGCTGTCCTCTTTCCGCTGGTGTCATCTAAAACCCTCCTCTTTCGCTCTGGAGCTGTGGATCGCTTGGAATGCTGGATAGCAGCCCCATACCACCAACGCCAGCCAGCGGAATACGCCCCTGTGCGTAAAGCGCTGCCACGGTTTCTTGAGGCAATCCTAACAGCTGCGCCGTGATGTTTATTCGGTCATTCATCAGCCCAACAATGCTGCGCGACTCGGAGCGAAGACCAGTTTGCCCACCAATGCCAAACCAACCAAGAGCTTGAGCTTCTGCAGGAGCAAGGCTCATTCGTCCCGCTGCATTTTCGTAAATGTCGGCCATTGGCCCGTATTCAACTTGAGACTTCACACCCTTTGATGCAGCCGACTTCAGACCGTCATCAATGTCCTTGTCCAAGTTGATTTGAGAAATTCCGCCTTCCCTGTACCGGTCAAACGCATTTTCCGTTTTAAACCATTGGCGCGGGATCTGACCTGGGTACGCCGCGTCAAATGAAAGGACCGCACCTCTAATCGCGTGCGTGTCCATTGTCCCACCTTGCAAATTACCTGCTGTATTTAGGGCGAAAGAACTTGGTTTTGGATTGGATGCAAAATTGCCAAACGGGTCCGCTTCCAGTCGCCCAGCAAGACCAGGGTGCGTGCCTATGATCATAGGATACCCCACATCATTTGCTGGAGGCGCACCTGTCTTTGGGTCCGGCCCTGCTAACCCAAGAACCGGACGGTCCATAGGCAGACCTTCTGCTGCTCGATACTGCAACATGCTAGCATTTAGCATGTTTGGCTCTGTCTGTGTGCGCGGAGATGCGCCTCCAAAATAAGCCGAAAACCTATTCATAAATGGGATCTGCGGGACACCAGCGTTTTCCGCCATCTCGCGGATTGGGCCAGTGTGATAAAAATACTGATCTTGCGAACCAACACCTGCCGACATCCGGCGGGACAGTTCTGCCGCAATGTCGTCCTGCGCTTCAATCAATGGGGCCATGCGCCCGCCAGCAGGGAGCTTACCATCGCTAGGCAAGCCGGGCTGCCTATCTCGGAATGGCACTTGCGGCACCATGTCGAGCGTTTTTCGGTATGCGTCAACCGTCTCTGGCATTAAAAGATCACCGGTGGGACGCACGCGGTCAGCGCGCTTTAAAGCCATCTGCTCCGCGCGCTTGCGAATTACTTCTCGACCTAGACCGTCGCCATTCCGTAAAATTAAACGTACTGCGTCATCAAGACCAGCCATCTACGTTATCTCCTCTGAAACCCAAAATTCCAGCGACCTGAATACCATCAGGTGATCTTTTTGATGATGATGTTTCGGTGCCGTAAGCCATGCTCTGCGCCCTTGCCTGTCGTGTGTTGATTAGTAGCCTTGGACGCCCTGCATCCGGAAATAGTCAAACAACTTGCGCGTCTCATCGTCCTGAACCCATTCTGGGTAGGGAGATTGGGCCGCATACGGGGCAGGCGCTTGGCCGCCGAACATTTCCATCGGCGACTGCGCCGCATATGGGGTTGGTGCTTGGCCGCCGAACATCTCATAGGGCGACTGGTTCGCCTGAACTTGCATCGGGGCCGCCATCGGGGGTGGGGCCACGCGGCTGTATTGGGTCGGGGCGGGAGCAGATCCCGACGTAGCCGTGGGGGCGGCACCGGAGCCGTAGGGCGTGGCTAAGGCGTTGCCAAGCATACTCAGCAGCCCGCCGCCCTCAAACTTCTCACCGGCGCGCCCAGCGCCACCGCCGTTGATCATATCAATCATGGCGTTGACCCTGTTGTCGCCGCTCTCGTAACCATAACCCATCATCAGGCTATCCCCTTCAAATTCCGCCTCAACGCACGTCCCCACGTCGAAACCTTACCGCCCATCGCAGTCGCCGCATCGGACGCCAGCGTCAAACAAACCGCGTCGGCCAAGTCGGGCGAGGGCAAACCGCGACGCTTCATGTCGTCCTTGCTCTCGGCTTTCATCTTGCCGCTACTGACAAAAGCATACCTGATTGAAGCCAATTCCGCAATCAATTGCTCGTCTTTGGGCAGCTTGGCGTTCCTCTGCTCCAGCCAGCCCCGCATCTTGAACCAAAGTTCCGCCCGCAGGTTCACATAGGTATCCCCCATGCTCGGGCTTTCCGCCACGTTCACGCCCCGCACCGGCAGGCCAAGCTCGCGCAGCCGGTCAACCACCCCGCCGCCCATGCCGATCACGTCGACCATGATCTCGCGCGGCCTCAAGTTCGACGGCAGCCCATCGTATTCGGCCTTCACCCGCCCGGTCGTCTGCATCAGGTCCAAGCCCTGCCACCGGCTGACTTCCGTGATGACATTCCCCTGCCGCCTCGCGAGGGCAGTCTTGTCCGTGCCGAAGCGCGCAACGTCCAACCCCCAAATAATCCCCGCGCCGTCATCCAGAACGATGTCCCGGTTCGTCGCAGCCTCCAGCAAGTGAAACGGAATGATCGTGTCATCATCCGCCATCGGAAATTCGCCAAGCACCCGGATCCGGAAGGCGTTGCTGTCTTCGCCGTACCGCAGCCGCATTTCATCAACGAACTCGTTCGAAACCAGCGGGCTTTCCACGCAGCTCCACCGCCGCGTCCACCAAGAACCCGACAGCCGCGTCTGGCTCTCGAAAAACGTCCCGCTCGATCGCGTCGGGTTCGACAGCATGATCGTCACCGCCGAGTGGCCCGACATAGACCCCGCCGCCGCCTCAAATACCTGCTCAGGCACGCCAGACGCCTCATCAACCACCAGCATGACGTTGTCGCTGTGTACCCCAGCCAAAGCCTCCGGCGTCTCCGCCCTCGACGTCCGAGCCGAAATAAACGCCTCGCTCGGGGCCGCAATCAATTCAATCCGGTCAGACTTCACCGACAGCATCGACTTGAGCGCAGGGGGCAGTTCGTTAATCCATCGCTTCAGCTCCGCAAACAAAGCATCGAACAACTGCCCACTCGTCGGGGCCGTCACCACGATCTTGTTCGGAAACCGCAGCAGCAAGAACCACAACATCGCCCAGCTCGACGCCGTAGACTTCCCCGTCCCGTGGCCGGACCTGATCGAGATCCGCCGTTCGCCTTTCGCAAGCGCCTCCAAAAACTCCGCCTGATACGGCAAAGGCTCAACGCCCAGCATGTCACGCACAAAGCCAACCGGATCGGCATAATACGTCCGAGCGAAATCCTCTAACGGATTCACATCATCACTCATCGACCGTCCCGTCCTCGATCGCATCCGCCACCGGCGTCACGTCAATCATCTCGGCCTTGATCTTCTTCAGCGCGCCCAGGTGCAGCTGACCAATGTTGATCGTAACTTCTTCCTTCTTTGGCGCAAAGCGATCCGGATGGTTCAGCGCACTCATCCACTTGCGAACGCTGATACGCTCCTTCGCAAGCTGCACGTCCTGCGACGTCAGATCCTCTTTCGTCGACAACTCATCAACCATCGCCAAGCTATCGTCCGCCATCTTGTCCGCCGAAATGCGCCGACCCTCATCCAACGCCGCGCGATAGTCTGGCGTGTTGTTCAACATCCGGCTCAGAAAGCTGCGGCTGCAATTCGTTTTCTCCGACAGGGATGTCACCGTGCCGCCGTCGCCGATGTAATCCAAAACGTATTCCGGCCCACCGAGGTCGGTCAGATGCTTGAAAACCATATGCTTAAACTTTTGTCCCGCCATGCTTCATTCCCTTCATGTTGCGTTCCCCAGACAATACACCTGCAAAATTTTTTTTGGAAGGTGTGTTTCAAAACAGGGGGCGGGGTCTTGGGATTGGTGCGTGTGGGGGTATCTGTACCAGCCGCCCCCGCCATCCCGCACGCCCGGGGGGGGGTCTGCCGATCATGTGGATACGGGCCGATGTTAGCGCTAACTGTCCCATAATGCCCATTATGTTAATAAACGGGTTCAATGATATCAATGACTTAGCAGATTACACACCCTCTAGGTTGCATGACGCACCATGATCATGGCTGATATTGGTACAATTCAGAGGCTCGGCAAGCAGGCTGTTGTGTCCCGCGCTCGTGGCTGTATCGGTTCCCGTGTGTGCCTGAGAGCGCCCACAGCACCCCACACAACCCCATCCCCACCCGCACGCTACCCTACACAGGCAAAGAGCCGCCACGTTCTTACACGGGCGGCTCAGTGGCTCATTCGGCTTGGTATGCCTTGTAATCAAGCGACTGCGTTCGCAATCGGTCATACCACTTCTTTCGTTTTATGATTTCCCTGACCACATACCTCGATTCTCCGACTGCGTCTGCCACCTCATCGAGTGTCATGTTCCAGCCAGCCTCCGACGCCACAGCGTGGATCTGGTAAGCAATACGTTCGTGCCTTGGCGTCACGCCCTGATCTCCTCCTCGTGCCTGCAATGGAAGCACCTTAGATCAGCAGATGTGTCGGATGTAATAGTTATTTTTGCACATCGTTCGTCGCGCTTCTTTCGGTAATCCGAACACGCCGGGCATTTCGTCTTGATGTGACTGTGCCCTCCATACGGAACCGACAGACCACGCCACTGCAACTCATTGATGATTGGCGGCTGGATCATTGGACCAACACCCACTGATCGAACTGCCCCACCTCCGGCTTGTCCTTGTTGATCTTGTCGATGGTTCCATCTCGGTACATCTTACGAACCTGGTGGAAGATCTGATACTTGGTCAACCCCGTCTTGGTCATCATCGCCCGTGTCGTCGTCGGCTCCGTTCCGATGACCGCAAGCACCCGCTCGTAGGTCGTTAACACAACATCCGTCTCGTAGCCTTTCGTAGCCCATACCTCAGCCGGACGCTTCGATCCTTTGACCGGCACATATCCCGACAAAACGACCATATCCCGGTTCTTCAATTCTGCGATGACCTTCTTGGCATAATCATTCGACAGGTGCATCGACACCACCAAATCCTTCCGCGTCATCGGCACCTTCAGGCACTGCTCCGCCCGTTCAAGCGTTGCGTCTGGCACCGTCCCCGACGGCTTCTTGCTTTCATTGCGCTCACGCTTGCGCTTATGCCCTTCGAGCTTGGCCATGCGTGACCACGCCTCGCGATAGGCATCTTCGAACTGTGTCATTGTCATCTTTGTCATATCAATCACCAATCCGAACCGTAGCAGACACCCATTGCCTCGTTTGCAAAGTCCTGAACCGCCGTCCGCTTATAGTCTTCGCTGGAGTAGCGCGGCATCTCATACGCAAAGATCACCAAGCGCTGTACCAATTCGGTTTCTGCAATCTCCATCAACTTCGACATGTCCACGCCTTCCTGCCGATTTTCCATAATGATCGCGGCGAGCTTCCCGATTGTGGTGCATGTTTCCTGCTTAGTCTCTGCGACTGCGCCGCTTGCCGCAACGATTGCGACTGCCGCGACTGCTGCTTTCAAATTCATCATCATCATCATCTGTCATTTTCCTTTTGTTGTTTGCCCGCCGATCCCCTCATGTGGAGGTGGCGCGGATCGACGGGCGGTCTGGGGTCAACATAAAACAAACAGCCCACACGGACGTTTGAAACCACTGAACACGCCGTGGCCGCGTTATTCCCACAACGGGAATCTCTGCTTCAGGACATCGCCCAAAGGATAACTGATCCGCCATAGAACGCGGCGAACATCGCCAGCAGCGTGATGGCATCAATCACAAGGTCTCTGATTCTCATTTCGTTTTCTCCAAAACTTCTAAACCATGCAACACACCTACCCAAACCACGATTGTGTTGCAAGCACTTATTTCATAATCATCCAACCCCCTAAGCCCCCTCCCTTCAAGCACCCCCAAGGAACCCCCCTACTCTATACTAATGAAAAAGAATTTTTTTCAGTTATTATAGAGAGAGACCCTTGTTTCATTGGGGTTTCGTGGCCTCTCGATTTTCTTTTGACTCAGACTAAATTTTAATGCTTTCCGCACTTCCGAAATCCGCGCCCATTAAAAAATAGTCCGCATTCGTTAAATTCCGCCGAACTTTGTTCTTGCAACATGCCCCGACGGGGCCGTATGTCTTAGGCACAAAAAAGCCTCGGCACTGCGTCAACAGTCCGAGGCGATGATTGAAACCAATAAGGGAGGATCAAGGTTCCAATGCCTGATACTGTACCAAACACCCACGACTTTGCAAAGCAATATGACGCCATCGGTTGGAGCCTTGTTGCGATTCCGGCGGGGTCCAAAGCGCCCCAGACCTTCAGCTGGCAAACGAACCCGACGCCGTCGAGCTTCTGGGCAAGCCACCCGACGCATAACATCGGGCTGCTTCACAGCAAGTCCAACACCGTTGCGCTCGACATCGACCACATGCTGAACACGCGCACCATCTTCGAGGCGCTGAACATCGACCTCGACGCCATCCTCGCCACGGCCCCGCGCATCGTCGGGCGTCCGGAGCGGGGTAAGGTTCTGTTCACGGCACCCGAAACCTTTGCCCTATCCACGCGCAAGATCAGCTGGCCACGGGAGGACGACCCCCGCCTGCGCGACGTGGTGTTCGAGCTTAGGGCCGGATCTGTCCAAGACGTGCTGCCGCCATCCATCCACCCCGACACGGGCCAGCCCTACACCTGGGCGGGAGTTCCCTTCACCGAAATCGGGCCGATACCGCCGCAGCTGCTCACGATCTGGACGGAATGGGACCGGTTCCGGCCCCAGATGGCGGATCTATGCCCTTGGAAGCGGGCGGAGGAGTTCAAGCCGCCCCCAAAGCGCCGCCGAGTGGAGAACCGCGACAGCTCCGTGATCGAGGCGTACAACGCCGCGAACCCGATGGGCGACGTGCTTACTCGGGTCGGATACAAACGATTCGGCAACCGCTGGCTGTCGCCGTCGTCGTCGTCCAACATCCCCGGCGTTGTGATCTTCGACGATGGGCGGGCGTACAGCCACCACGCGTCCGACCCGTTTGATCCTGCGCACGCATTCGACGCCTTCGAGGTCTTTTGCCAATACGAACACCTAGGCAACGTAGGAGGGGCCGTGAAGGCCGCCGCAGAGGCTCTCAGCATGGATTCCCTGCCGGTCGGCCCCAGCGACGAAGACCGCGCGATGATGCGGCACGGGGCAAGCGTTGCGGCAACGATCATGGGGCGGGGCAAGGTGTTCGGACCAAAAACCAGCGCGATACCGTCACACCTGCTGACCATCCCCGGGGTTCTGAACGATGTCGCGACGTATAGCTCCAAAACCTCGATCAAGCTGCAACCGCAATTTGATGTTCAGGCCGCGCTGGCGTTCGGGTCGGTCATCATGGGTCGGAGGTACATCACCGACAGCGACAACATGAGCAGCCTGTTTTTTCTGAACGTGGCCAAGACTGGCACCGGCAAGGAGCAGGCAAACAAGGTCGTATCGAGGCTGCTCGACCACTGCGATCTGGACCACCTGCGCGGGCCTGCTGGATACACGTCGGAGGGCGGCGTGCTGTCAGCGCTGAAAGAAGCGCCGTGCCACATCGCCACGATTGATGAGTTCGGCAACTATTTGGCGGCTGCTGGGTCATCCGGATCTGTCAACATGCGGCAGAGCATCAGCATGATGATGGAGGCATTCGGAAGGCAGACCGGAACGATCAGCAACCGAGGCTATTCCACAGCCGCAATGAATGACGCGCAGCGCAAAGCAATCAAGATCAAGATATCGTCGCCCTCGATGACGGTGCTAGGCATGACCACGCCGGAAACATTCTACGACGCAATCGGGTCAAAGGACGCGGCGTCTGGCCTGCTCAACCGGTTCTTGATCGTCGAGAGCCTGACGGGATACCAGAAAAGCCGAAAGCCAGCCATGATCGACCCGCCCGCCAAGGTGATCGCATGGGCAAAGGCTATGGCAAGCCCGGCGGCAGAAAACATTTTACAGGATCAGGGCCCGGAATTCCCGCCGGAGCCGGTGTTGATACCCTTCAGCGCGACGGCCTACGAAATGTTTTCCGACTATGAAGATATTATTATCGGTCGAATGGAAAACGAAAAATCCGAAATCGTAAACTCCATGATGAACCGGTCGCGCGAGATTGCCATGCGCCTGTCTTTAATCGTCGCGGGCAGCCTCGGCGATACCGAGATCAGCACCCACGCGGCGCGCTGGGCGATTGATTACGTCGACTATTACAGCCAAGCGTCAATCAACTTGCTCAAAAACAACATGTTTGAGGGCGATACGGATGGGCTGCGCAAGAAGGTGGCGGCCTCGATCATCGCATCCGGATCTGCTGGCCTGAAGATGGCGGAGCTAATCAAGCTGGTGCCGCGCTTGGGCAACCTCAAGAAGCACGAACGCGACGGGCTGCTGGCGATGGTGATGGAAGACTTCCCCATTGAAAAGCTGGTCGTGAAGCCGGTCGGCAAGGGGCGTCCGTCGATCATCCACCGGATGATGATGGAAGGCGATGAAGAATAATCACCAATTCCACCAATTTGGTGTTGCAATGCCTGCAACACAAAAGTATGTTGATGAAGTTAGAAAAAGGAGAGACTAAAATGAGTAGCAACGTGGAAACACTTTGCGCGGATTGGCTTAAAGCCAAGAGCGCGGAAACGGCAGCACAGCAGTGGCGACTGGCGCTTGAACGTGAAATCGCACAAGCCTTTGACGTACCGGACGAAGGCACAAAGTCCCACAAGACTGACAACTTCAAAGTGACGGTCGGCCAGCCGGTCTATCGGTCAGTCAATGCCGACGTCTGGGAATCCATAAAGTACAAGCTGCCTTTGGATATGCACCCGGTCAAAACCGAAATCAAAGCAGATCCCGCTGGCATGAAATACCTTGCCAACAACGAGCCAGTTCTTTGGGGCATGGTCGCCGAGGCGTTCACAACGAAGCCGGGCAAGATTTCCGTGAAGGTGGAGGAATTGAAATGATCATCAGCATACATTCAGATGACGGGCAAGACTTCATTATTGCTGTTGGTGAAGGTAGCGGCGGTGTGGCAATGGCCACTGCTGACTGCAACAAAAAGCATCAGCCGCCCTTGGAGCATTTCACGGTTGAAGAAGTGCAGGCAATTGTCCGCGTATTAAACATCGCGATCAAGATTGCGCTGGAAGAACGAGATGCAATGGAGGAATTGAAATGATTGATTTCAAAGAAATCTTAGAAAAGCACGCGCTTTTTCTTGCAGGAAAAAAAGGTGTAGAATGCGCAGACTTGCGTAGAGTAAAATTGCGCAATGCAGACTTGCGTGGAGCAGAATTGCGTGGAGCAGACTTGCGTGGAGCAGACTTGAGTGAATCAGATTTGAGTGAAGCAGACTTGAGTGAAGCAGACTTGAGTGGTGCAAACTTGAGTGAAGCAGACTTTAGTGGTGCAAACTTGAGTGGTGCAAAATTAAGTGGTGCAGACTTGCGTGATGCAAACTTGAGTAATGCAGATTTGAGTTATTCAAACTTGAGTGGCGCAAACTTGCGTTGTGCAGACTTGCTTTGTGCAAACTTGATTGGCGCAAACTTTATTGATGCAAACTTGCGTGATGCATACTTGAGTGGCGCAGAAATTTTTGAAGGATGGAAGTTGAAAAAATGATTGATCTATCACAACTGAGCAAGCCAACTGGGCAGCGGCCCATCATCATCACGCTGTTTGGCGAAGGCGGCATGGGCAAAACAACGCTGGCGGCGATGTTCCCGAATCCTGTCTTCATCCGGACCGAAGACGGCACGGCATCGCTGCAAGGCAATGAAAGCGTATCCCTGTTTCCGGTGGCGCATACTGTCCAAGACGTGCTGGACGCCATTGAGGCACTCGCCACGCAGGACCATGACCACAAGACGCTGGTTCTTGACAGCATCACGCAGCTTTCGACGATGATCGAAAGCGAAATTGTAGCCGCCGATCCAAAAGCCAAGTCGATCAATCAGGCTGGCGGTGGATATGGTGCCGGATACAGCACCGCAGCAGAAAAGCATCGCCAGGTTCGTGAATGGGCCGGTCAGCTTGCCTATGACAAAGGCATGAATATCGTCTTCATCGGCCACGCCGACACTGAGACGATGGATCTGCCGGACATGGATAGTTACAATCGATATTCGGTGCGGCTGCACAAGAAGTCGATATCTCATTACACCGACAACGTAGATGCGGTTTGCATGATTCGGCTCGTGACGCACACACGCGGCGACGGCGACAAGAAGCGCGCCATTAGCACCGGCGAACGTGAAGTCATCTGCCACCCGCAGGCGGCCAGCGTGACCAAGAACCGTTTTTCGGTTGATGCGCCACTGCGCTTTACCTTCGACGGCGGCAACCCTTTTGACAATTTTGTAGCGAAATAAGGAGAACACGACATGACCAAGGGTGAATACCGCGTCGGGATACCGTTCAATCCATCGGGCGACGACACGGTCGGGCAGATCAAGCGTATGGCAGCGGATCTGATCGACCTGATCGAGACTATCACAACTGACGGAGAAACTGACCAATACATTGAGGTGTCTCGCCTTAAATCATTGGCACAATATGATATTGAGGACGGCGCAATGTGGGCCGTCAAAGCCGCAACCAAAAAAGCACCAGAATAAGGAGAACACGACATGGATCTTTCAGGATTTGACGCAAACACCATCGAGCCATCCGCATCATACGAACCCATTGCGGCGGGCTGGTATAAGGCTGTCTTCACTTCATCCGAAGAAAAGCCGACCAAGGCAATGACCGGCAGCTACTTGCAGCTTGGCGTTGAGATCATCGAGGGACAGCATCAGGGGCGCAAGCTTATTGAGCGGCTCAACCTCAAGAACCCCAATCCGACAGCCGTAGAGATTGCGCAGCGCACCCTTTCCAGCATCTGCCACGCGGTGGGTGTAATGACGCCAAAGAGCGGCGCGGATTTCCACGACAAGCCTTTCATGGTGAAAGTTGCGGTAAAGCCCGGTGACGGAGCTTACGGCCCGTCGAACGAAATCAAAGAGTATGCGGCTGTCGGATCTGCGCCATTGGCATCGGTGGCACCGTCTGAAGCAGCGCCAGCGGCTGCGGCGGCAACGCCGCCTTGGAAGCGCTAAGTCTTTTCTACCTTGGCCCTTGCGGGGGCCAAGTCATGAAAAGAAGGAGACGACAATGAACCTCGAACAACACACCACCCCCGAAACCATCAAGCGCATATTTGACCACTACAAGGCCAAGCGCAAAAACGAACACCGCCCGCACCTCGGCGGATCACAGATCGGGCGGGATTGCTCGCGCGCGCTTTGGTATCAATTCCGCTGGGCTTGGACGCCGCATTTTGAGGGGCGGATGCTGCGCCTGTTTGAAACGGGCGACAGGGAAGAAGATCGCGTCGTAAAGAACCTGCGCGACGTGGGTGTGACCATCTGGGACCGAGATCCGGATACCGGCAAGCAGGTGCGCTTTGACGCCTGCGGCGGACACTTCGCATTGAGCTTGGACGGCGTCGGCGAGGGCTTTGCGGAAAGCAAAGAACCCCACACGCTGGAGTTCAAGACGATGAATACCAAGTCATTCAAGGCGCTGTCTGCCAAGGGTCTTGAGGCGGTGAACCCGACATATTGGGCGCAGTGCCAAGTCGGGATGCACCTGTCTGGCCTGAAGCGCTGCTACTTCTTTGCCGTTTGCAAAGAGACAGACGCCATCTACGGCGAGCGCATCAAGTATGACGCCGCGCTGTCGATGAAGCTGATCGCCAGGGCCGACAGCATTGTGTTTTCAGACCTGCCGCCGGACCGCATTGCGTCGGACCCATCGTCCTTTGCCTGCAAGTTCTGCCCCTATTGGGCTGTCTGCTGGGGCTGCAAGATACCTGAGCCGAGCTGCCGGACGTGCGCGCATGTCACGCCGGAGCGCGACGGCACATGGTCATGCGGAAAAGGCTGGGAGGCCGACGGACTTTGCGACGATCACATCTACATCCCGCAGATCATGCCGCGCGGTTGGGAAATCATCGACGCCTCGCCGGACCGCGTTGAATACCACGACGAAGAAGGCGAAGTCGTTGTGAACCACAAGAACAGCGAAGAATTGTTCGACGGGAGAATGCAATGAGCGGCGCAATCAAGAAAGACGTGACGATAGGCGACTGCCGTTTGATATTGGGCGATTGCCTTGAGGTAATGCCGTTGCTTGGGAAGGTGGACGCGGTTGTGACAGATCCGCCTTATGGGATTGGTGAGCATGGCGGGAGGTTCCGTGACAGAAAGGGTGGCGGGCATCGCGTATTGGACAAAAAGCAATGGGACAATGCGCGCCCATCTGATGAAATTTTCAACGCGATGCTTGCTGCGTCTTGCCCTGCGATAATTTGGGGAGGCAATTACTTTGCAGACCTTTTGCCAGCATCAAAGGGCTGGCTGTATTGGGACAAGTTGATGGGCGGCGATTTCGCGGATGGAGAATTAGCTTGGACAAACTTAGACCGCGCGCTGCGTAAATTCACAATGTGCAATAAAATGGGCGGCAAACAACACCCCACCCAAAAACCCGTCGCCCTCATGCAATGGTGCCTTGGCTTCCTACCCGACGCCGAAACCATCCTTGACCCCTTCATGGGCAGCGGAACCACCCTTGTCGCCTGCGCCAAACTAGGTCGCAAGGGAATCGGGATTGAGCTGGACCCTGACTATTTCGAGATAGCTTGCAAGCGCGTCCGTGAAGCCTATGCACAGCCTGATCTATTCGTTGCGCCACCAACACCAGCACCAACGCAAGAGAAGTTTGATTTATGACTTTCCAACTCCGAGACTATCAAAAAGCCGCCGTTGACGGCCTCTATCAATACTGGGCCGATGGGCGGGGTGAAAACCCGCTGATCGTGGCACCGACGGGGGCGGGAAAGACGGCAATCATCGCGCAGATCGTGAAGGACGCCATGTTCTTTCCCGGCACCCGCGTCCTTGTCCTGTCGCATGTGAAGGAATTGTTGGAGCAAGGCGCGGAAGGATTGCTGCGCATGTATTCAGAGGCCGATTTGGGCTTCTACAGCGCGTCCATCGGGCAAAAGCGGCTAGACAAGCCAATCACCTTTGCAGGCATCCAGAGCGTCTATCAGCGGGCCTATGAGATGATTCCCGCGCCTGACTTGGTGTTGATCGACGAAGCGCACATGGTGCCGAAGAACAGCGAAACGCGCTATGGCAAGTTCCTGGCGGATTTGAAGATCTGCAATCAGGATGTGAAGGTCGTCGGGTTGACGGCCACGCCTTACCGTCTGGACAGCGGCAAACTGCACGAAGGCAAGGGCGCAATCTTTGACGGCGTTGCGTATGACATCCCCGTCGGCATGTTGATGGACCAAGGATATCTGTCGCCGGTCATATCAAAGGGCGGCCTGAAGCAGATCGACCTGAGCAACGTCAAAAAGCGCGGCGGGGAGTTCAACGAAAGCGACCTTGCAATGGCGGCGTCGGACCCTGAGCTGGTCGCGGCGACAGTTGCCGAAATCATTGCGCTCGGCCAAGATCGAAAAAGCTGGTTGCTGTTTGCATCGGGCGTTGACCACGCGCGGATGCTGGCCGATGGCATCGAGGCTGAAGGATACAGCTGCGAAGTTGTGACGGGCGAAGACACCCAAGCTGATCGAGCGTCACGCATTGCGCGGTTCAAGGCGGGCAAGATCCGCTGCTTGGTCAACTGCAACGTACTCACGACGGGCTTTGACGCGCCGAACGTGGATCTTGTCGCGCTGGTTCGTGCCACGCTCTCGACCGGCCTATACATCCAGATGGTTGGGCGCGGCACGCGCTTGTGTGAAGGCAAAGAAAACTGCCTAATCCTAGACTATGGCGAGAACGTGGCGCGCCATGGGTTTATCGACGCGGTGAAGCCCAAGAAGCAAGGCGGATCTGGCGACGGCGAAGCACCGGCCAAGCAATGCCCCGAATGCCAAGAGATGCTGCCGACGGCCACGCGATACTGCCCGACTTGCAGCCACGAATTTCCTGCGCCTGAATTGAACCACGCGCCGAAATCCTACGGCGGGGCGATGATGAGCAATCAAGTCGTTGCGGAATGGCTTGACGTTGAAGATGTGACTTATGAGCGCTGGAAAGGCAAAGAGGGTAAGCCGGACACGCTCAAAGTGACATATTACCACGACATGACCAGCCGAACGTCTGAGTGGCTATGTCCGGATCACGGAGGCTATGCTGCGAGCCGGTACACATCGCGACTTACTGCTTTGGGCGGGTCCGCCCTCAACCTTGCCGACGCGCTGGAAGAATGCCAGTATTGGGTGAAGCCAAGCCGGATCAAGGTGATGCCGGAGGGCAAGTATCAAAAGATCGTCCAGCTTGATTACGATCAACCGAAAGTAGATCATGCCGCGCAAGCACAAACGCA